TGGCGACTTCAAATACCATCTCGTAGACATCGTGGCGATAACTCGTCAGTTTGAACCTGTCCTTCTCGCTTATCGTGTAACCAATCGGGAGTCGTAATATAGCGTCATATGTGACTATTGTCATTTCTGGGGAGTGCGCCTCTCTATGCGTCTGAAATTCTATACCGCAATTGGTGCTCTCCCCTTCCTTGTACGTCACGATAGGCTCACCGTATGAGTTCGCACTTTCAGAACGGATGAGCCTCACCCCTTCATCCATCATCGAGTATTCTTGCGTATCCCGCATTCCTTGGATATCGTCAGTCAGCGGCATGCTGACTACCAATGTCTACCGACTTCGCTCTTGATAGTGAGTTGAAGAACCCAGCCATTTTCAGAGCGTGCTTATGCTTTTGACTGCGAGAGTAACTCGCACCATCGGCGTTGAAGTCGAATTGTTCAGCGTATAGAGATGCTATCCTGAGCCATAGATATGCGGATGCTCTGTTCAAGTCGTAGGTCGGCACCCAACCGTCCTCATCAGGATAGATGCCGTCACCATCCATTATCGGATAGCTCTCGATTACTTCGGTGACGACATCATCATCAAACACTGTTCCACTAGTGTCCGCTATATTCAGCCTAACAGAAAATATCATATCCTGTGTAGCCGTCATATCAGCACCTAAGGCGATGTTGCAGGAGTTGGCTGGTCAGTATCAGTCGTAAAGTATCCGGGAATCAGTACGCTAAATGGATAGCGTGTAGCCTCAACCTCATTCATCCGATTGATTGGATTAGGTAACTGCCAGCCCAGTCGCATATACATACGAAGGGCAACCATGTCTTGCTGAGCGAGGTTATACAGAATTTCGCCAGTGTCAGGGTCTTGAATGACCGCTTGGTCGAGTACCTTGTAGGTGATGTCGGTTCGCACAGAATAGACGGCTCGCGTCCAGTCGCCTGATATCATCAATGCCGTTCCTGCGTCCATACTCCCGTTCAACGGGAAGTAGATAGGCTCACCATCAAGGGTATAGGACGTACCGCCACCAGCACCCTCAATCATAGGTCGGAATACTGGTACTCCGTCAGTTGTCCGCAATCCTCTCAAAGCACCTCGCATACTCACAGCACCAACGTGTCCGGTCGGGAAATAGCCGTCCTCTTCAAGTAGAGCAATCAAACCATCCTCACTCATCAGGTCATCGTATAAGTCTCCGACACTCCCCAATGAAACGGTGTTACCTGCCGCGATAGCGCCCGGCACGATTGCCGTAGGCCATGTCGCTGGCGCATTTATTCCTAAGAATACCGCTCGGTCAATTACCAAGCCGAATGCGCTGGCGATGTGCGGTCGCAATTCTCCCCAAATGTCGTAATCAGCGTCCTCAATGGTCGAGATTCCAATGGGGATGATAGCTGCGATTTCCTCAGCATATACGTACTTGTTCTCCCACTCGGCATTCGTGCGTGCTTTGAAGCCTACGGTATTGTCTTCTCCTGACAAATCTTCTGGAGTGCCCGGCACACCATCAACAAAGTAAACCATCGGCAAGGCGCTAAGAACAACAAGCCTGCGCTGTCCTCTGGTCATATTCGGTAGTCGGCGCATTAGCCGTAAAGCAATAGAACTCTCCGCAATGTCCTGAAAGATTTCACGACTGTAATCTTCAGGAATGAGAGCTTCTGCGTTGTCTCTTGTAATCATTTGTATCTCCTAAGGGACGCTACAAGCCCGCTTTCTTACGTATTTCGGCGTTGATGTCATACGTTTTGTTAGGCGTGGTCTTGCCTGCGTCCGTACTTGTCTTTTTGAATAGTTCAGGAGCGGTCTTTTGAAGTTCATCCCATTTGGGCTCTCCTTCGTCATCGAACAGTCCTTCAGACTGCGCAACAGCCCACGCTACCTTAGAGTTCACGCACCCAATCTCTGGCTTTCCGGCTTGCTCTACAAACCGAATTTGCTTTTGTGTCTCCGTGTACCGTGCTTCTGCTTCCTCAAGTTTCTGCATCGTGTCAGCGAGTGCCTTCTCAGCCTCGCTTCCCTTCTCGGCTTTCCCGTGCAGTTTCTTGATTTCGTCAGATAGCGTCTTACGCTCCTCACGCTCTTTTTCAAGAGCCGATTTCAAGCCAGCGACTGCGCTATCGTATAACGCCTTCACCGACTCGTCTTGCTCATTCAAGAAGTCATCAAACGTCTCGTAAGTAACTTTCTTGTCCTCTTCCATATTTCCTCCGGTATCTCACCTATTGATTATTATATCACAAATCCTCTATTTTGCCAATCCATACTCTGCTCCCGTCATACGTTTGCCATAGTCTCTCCCTCCCTTCTTCTGTCGTAATGTCTATCCCGTATTTCTTGCAATGGTGCTTTACTTCTTCGATGTAATTCTCGGCAGATGGCAATACGTTCACCCATTTCCCTTTCTCATCTATTTCAGCCATCGTTACGGTATTAACATCGTACGCCACGCATAGACCAAGCCTCACGGTATCACCTCCTCTACGTATCTATCCCAATCCCTGAGCAATAAGCCCACCCTAATCTTTACGTTATTCTGTTCATCATCGGGGAGTTCTGTAAGTTCCTTGTGCCTGTCATTGTCATAGAAGTCCTGCAACTTAGCCTTCGTCCCTTGTGATACGGGCAGTTTGGCGGGATGAACTTTATACTCGCTACGATAGTACCTCACCGATGTGTCAAAGATAGTATCTATTCTCCCAGTCCTACCTGCGAAAGCCACACCATTATCAATAGCCACGATATGCCCGTCTTTATACATCATATTCCTTGCCTCCCTATCCCAGTTCAAAGACACGAAGTCCATAACAAACAGGTTACCAAAGTCCGTCCTGTTCTCAAATGGTACCTTCGGTCTTTTCGCATCACTCCAGGGCATACTCCCTTTCACCCAAAACTGAAGACTTACATCTGTGCCCTTCTTGTACACTTCTCCCGGATTGTATTTGCTGACATACTGATTATCCAATACTTTACGCCAGGTCGGAGGCACGTACCCCATGCCAAGCATCTTATCCAGTTGATAGGCAGTGAGTTCTCCCCTGCCGAGTGTATACCAGCCCTGACCATACGATGGCTTCATAATAGCCCAAGTGCCATCAGTGAACTCAATTCTATCCTTTGGGAAATACCCGGTCGCACCTGCTGGCCAGTCAACGACTTTGAACACGCCTGACTTCAACAAGTCTTGTATATTCTTCTCCTGAACAGCACTCAAATCAAAGAAGGTGGTCTGCAATATCTTACTGCCGGGTGGGGGTAATCCCATCAAATCATAATAGGGTCTGATGAAGGGCATCTGCCCCCACGCATTCGGGTCACTCCAACGCACCATATCATCTAACTGAAAATGCCCAGCGCTCCAAGCGTCCCAAGTCTTCTGCCCCATTAGTGCTATCTGCTGGTCTGGGCTCAAACTCTGAAAGTGCTCTTTGCCTGTCGTCCATTGAGGCTCCTTCGTCCCCTTCACGAGTGGAACAGCGACACAGCATCCGTTGGGGTGGTCTTCGAGTGGCTCTTCTACCGGATGAACTGTGCCGTCAAGAAGAAGACATGCAAGGCAAGCACCTCTTTTGTTAGCCAATCTCTTCCAACCATTCAAGACATCTTTGCTTTCAAGTAACTGAGCGTGAACCGCAGTCCTCTCCGCTCTGATAGTTTCCGTCCTTGCTATCGTTAATGCCCTGCTAAGGCTCACTCCTAAAGCATCCCTGAGTTCTTTCGCTACGCCTCTCGGCGACTCCCCCATAGCCAGTCCTTTGGTAAGCACCCTGACCGCATTTTTCGCTGCATCCGGTGCTATCTGGTCTAACAGGGCTTTTAATGGCGTGTCCTTCCTCAAAGCCCCTAAGAGCGTCATTAGAGCGTCTTGGGGAAGCCTGTTGAATTGTAAGGGTAAACCGCCCCTTGTGACCGTGCTAAGCATGTCCTGGACGCTTCTGACGCCTGACAATGCTCCCTGCCGTTGCCATATCTCAATTCGTGCCTGTGCTTTTGGCACATATGACTGGCATAAATCGTATACTTGGTCACGAAGGATAGCATATCTATTGGTCGCATTAGCCCACCGTAAAGCGTCCTCTGCGTTCTGGATGTTTGCCTTCTTGAACGCATCGTCGAGTTCAGCGACTCTGTTGTCAAGTTTCCGGTATAACTCCGCCCAATCTGCTGTCATCGTCCAGTTGATACTCGCAGTCAGGTCTTGCAGTTCATTCCGGTATTCAAGTGCCCTATCTACTATCTCACTCACCTAATGGATTGCTCTCCCTTTGAAATCTGAGTTCAGCCATAGCGAGCGCCTCCCTCGTCAATTCTGCCTGTTCAAGCCTCTCCTGCCGTCTTTCATCGTCCATCATAGTTATTTCCTGCTCACTCCATCCGAATCTCTGCAAGACTGTCTTCAATGGAACGCCTAGGTCTATCAGAGACTTCATTGCTGACTCGACTACTCCCGGTATCTCGGTAGTGATTGTGCCCCAAGTAGTCTGCACGTCACTATCCTCTGACACGATAAAGTGAGCGACTTCCTCCCATTTGCGCGAGAATAAAGTAATGTGTTGCTCTACCTTCTTTACCAATGGTGACTCCATTACTGTCAATGCCTCACCGCTAATATTAGCGCCAGAGCTCAAGAAGTAATGCTTCGGTGTCCGGGATATGATAGCAATGCTGTTGGATAGTTGATTCATCACTTCAAGAAACATGTTTAGGTCGGATGCGCTGAACTCACCAAGCCTTGTGCTTTCCTCATCCGAGCCTCCCGCTGGAATATGCCATAGCGTTTGCGGACTTGCCCTCAGTTCAGCCAAGTCTGAGTTGGTGATAATCCACCTCTGCTTGAATGCGTTGAACTCTCCTGTCACCATCATATCGCAGAAGGTCTTGTTAATCGCATCCTGTAGAGTGATGACATTCTGCAATTCAAGGACATAGGGTTGAAAATGCACGACAGGTATCTTTCCAAATCTGTTTGGCAATTCTTCAAAGAGTACATAGTTTTGCCCATGCCCGCCCATACTCACGTATTTCTCTATACGGTCTGGATAGTACAGATTAGCCCTCGTCGCCTTACTCCCTGTCTCTTCCCAATCAGTCTCTAACCACGTCTTCAGTGCGACTTTCATTTGCGTAGGGTCTTCATCATCATAAAGACAGGTAACATTGAGAGGGTCATTCCTGAATACTCTTACTGCCCCTCCAATGTCGTCAAAGATTAAATATCCGTTGCCCGTGACTAATGCGTCCTTATGTACTGCCTTTGATACTGCTGGCAGGTTCTCTGCTCTGTAATAGTTGTCAAGGATAGAGTTCACTGTCTCACTCGAACTATCCCATCCCTGAAACGACAGCCTGTCAAGCGAAGCATCCACGACAACAGCACACCAGTTCTGTATGTAAGTGACGAGTGTCGTGTTATTGAATATCTCTCGCAATCGAGCGGTTGAGTAAACGAGGGGATGGTCTCCGTTGTAGTATTTGTAATAATTCTCCGCCTCATTTACTTCATCGCTGAGTTTACCTAACATATACTTTAATACGTCCATAATGCTCTCCTTACCACTTATACTGGACTGCTTTGCGTCCTCTCGGTTTCGTCATTACCTTATAACGCAATGCGTCCATAGCGTGGTCAAATTCTTTTACCGGTTCGTCCCTGTCCTCTCGCCATACATAACTCTCGAACTCATTAATCGTATGAACGCAGGAAGGGTCTATCGTTAGTCTTGGTGGCTTATCCTTGCGTACCCTCAATAATTCCTGTACCTGAGCAACTCCGTCAAGCACCCTGCCTTTACTCGCTCTTACCGTGAAGCCAGCATTCCTGAACGCTGCCCTAAGACCTGCTGCGCTGGAATCAATGACAGCATCATATTTACCCATACTTAGCGCCTTATCAACAATCTGTGAATGTAACTTCCCTCGCTCATACCATTCATCGCATACGTGGTACTCTCCATCTGCACTCTCCGCTATCTTCAAGATTACCGCTGGATTGGTGTACCCTTCATCTACCGCTAACTCAAACCCTACTGGCTCAAAAGGACACTCCATAACGTGCTTCGTCACGTCAAACATATTATAAACCAGTCCTTGAAAGGATACAAACTCACCGTATACCTCCTGCCTCAAGAAGTTGCCTGTATATGATGCCAGCAGGCTCTCTTTCCACTCGTCGCTGACGTACGGATTATCCAGAGTGGCCGCTCTGAACATCTTCATATGGTCAGCCTGCTTATACGTCCAATGGCTCTTTCCCTTCGGCGTACTCGTAATCCATACGTCACCGAGTGCTTTATCAGCACGCACACGCCCGATTGTGATTTCCCACGTCTCGTTACGGCATAATCCTCCTTCGTCAATCCAAGCCCAATGGAGGTTCGGACCACGAAGCCTGTCCGGTTTGTCTGCCGAACGGAACATCACCTCCGCACCGGAGCGCATATGCGCTATCATCTCTCCCTTGTTCATCTTCTCTACTTCATTCTCCGCTAAGTCAAGGAACGTGCGCAACGTGCTATCCCTGAGCATGCCGAAGGTAGGGGCAACTATCATTCCGAGCGTAGGCTGTTTGCACCAAAGTAGGGCTTTCAACGCACCCACGAATGTCTTCCCTGAGCCAATTCCGGCAATGAAGCCAGAGAACTTATCCGCTTGAAGAAAATCAAACTGAGTGGGATAGAGCCTAATTCGCTTATCCCTCATCCTTTATCTTCTCTATGATAAACCGGATAGGCTCATTCTCCGCTCCGGATAGTTCTGTTCTCTCGGAGTAACCCCTATCCTTGCCCTGAGTTTTCAATTTCAGAGAGATAGCCCAAGGTTCTCCGTCCATAATCGCCTGACGCAACTTCATCTCCGTGATGTCAAGTTCATACCCACGCAAGTCGTCAAGGACTTCACGTAGACTCGCCACTTCGTCTAATCTGCGGTATATCGTTTTAGGAGCGCAACCCAATTTCCGAGCGGCAACGTGAACATACCCGTGTGCTTCTGTCAGGGCATCCGCTATTGCTTCTGTCGTATATCTTCTTGTCATAAGTGTTCCAATCGTGACATTTCTGTCATAAGTAACCCAATTTCTTCCGCCACTCCCGTATTTGTTTCTCGGAGTGGATTTTCAACATTACGTCTGTCCCGTAAATATACTCATTTTCCGGCACTATTGCTGACTTTTGGCGGTATTTCCATAGTCCGGGATAGCGAGCCATCAGGGATTTACAGCACTG